CAATTTTACCCATTACATTATCTCCATCCCAATAGTATTCGGTAATTAAGTGAGATACATTTTTTAGGTTAATAACTTGAGATTCTGGGTGGTCTAATTCTCCCATAGCTCGTCTTTGTTTAATTTGCTCAGAATATTTTTTCATTTCGCGATCCCATAAATCACGAGCATAATATCTACCGTTACCATTTTTAACCTCAGCTGTAGCTAGTATACCTACTACTATTAGAGGTTTCTTTACTCCACCAACATTTTCAGTTAGTGAGGTAGCAGAAATTTTAATAGGGTGGGTTTCAATAAGTAATTGTCTATTCATTGTCAAATGCAGATTCGTCTACCATTTCTTTGGTATAAGTTTTACCACCAGTCATTTTTCCATACATAGCCTCCATCTTAGCTTTAGTTTTTTCTAAGATTTTGATTTCTTTTTGCATTTCTTTTACTTTAACTTTATCTACTAGTTCAGCCAAGTTAGTATCTTCTTCAATCATGCTTAAACGTTCCATTTTAGTAGAAATCATTTCGCTGATTTTATCTAATTTAGCTTCCATAGCTACAATTCCAGCTTGAGTATCAATTTCAGCTAGGTCAGCATCTAAAGATTCTTTTTTAACTTTTTTCTTTTCTGGTTTTGATTCTTCAGATTCTTTTTCTTTAGGTTTATTACCATAAGCGGTTGACATGGCATCTGCATAATCACTAATAGATTTGTCATCCCATTCATTTACATTTTCGTTGATGGATTGGATTTTAGTTTCAAGATCACCGATTGAGTTTTCTAGATCATCTAGTTGTTCTTGATACCAATCACCTGATACTGCAAATTCTAGATCTGTTTCTTTTTCCATAGCAGAGATTAAGTCAAAATATGCTTTTTTAAGCATATTTAACTTCTGTGTTAATGTTTGCTTCTTATTAATCACTTTTTGATCAGGAGCTACACCAGCTTTTTTCTGCATTTGGAGTATTCTAAGTTGAGCCATTTTATCTTCAAAGTCAGAAGCTTCATTCAAGCTTTTGCCTTTTTTACCTTTAATTATTTGGTTAGCTGCAGCTTGTAATTCAGTATCGTGTTTTTTAAACCATTGAACTACATCTTCGTTTTTCTTCATAGCAACTCTTCTTTGAGCACCGCTATCTATATAATCAGTGTTAAAATCATACCATCTCATTACTTTTTCTGCTAAATCTTCAGCAGAAGTAGAAGGTAGGTTTGTGATTTCTTCTTTAACTAAAGATTCCTTAACCATTTTCTTTAATTTATCTGAATAGCCAGAGAAAGCATATTTTCCAGATACTTCTTCTACTTCTGTTTGTTTATATCCTAATCCTTCAACACCAAATGCAGCATTTTCCATATAGTATTGTCTATTTTTAGCTAGATTTTTAGATACAATCTTACGAAGTTCATCTAATGTTTTTTCTGGGTATTTTCTACCTTCAAAATATAGACCATTCAATACTTCTTGACCGATTTGGTTGTCTAGATTAGTTTGGTCTTTATAGCCGTAGCTGCGGTCTTGAATATCTTCTACTTCTGCAGTAGGTTTTTTCTCTACTGCTTTAGCTTCTTCAGCTAAGAATTTAGCAAATTTATTTTCCCAAGCAGTTTTTGGAGAAGCCTCAATTGTATTGATTGGTTTTAAATCAACATAATTTTCAGAAATCACACCACGTGTTTTTAACATTTTAGATGCTTCTTCAAATCCCATCGGATTGGTTAGCATATTAGGGAATTGTTTTTTAGCCTCAATAAGGAATATACCCTTATGACCTTTTCCCTCTTTAATTAAATTGTATTGTTCTTGTAGAGTCATTATTCTTCTCCTTTTAGTAAAATTTCTATATCGTTTATGTAATCGTTAATTAAATCTGTGCCTTTTACTACGGTATAACTGGTGGGGTTTTCTCTATAGTATGCTATAGTTTCAATTTTACCTTGACGTAGTAATTTTTTTATGTCCTCAAGTCTAGCTTCTATAGAATCAAATGCCATGATGCGTTGATCATGGAATTGGTTTAGAGTTTCATCCCCTTGTTCTTTAATTCTATACTTATACATATTAAAATAGATTTTTAACTTCTAAACCAGAACCTTTCTGCACGTAGTTTCCTTTTTTATCTTTTGGAACTAGTTTATATTGAAATTTCTTAACGTAGTAGTTATCTTTAACACCTTCAGGACCAGCTTTAGGACCTGGACCTAATGTAGCACCTATATTTTCTTCTATTTCTTCAGATGCTTTAATTTTTTTAATAAAATATTTAGGTGAAAAGGCGCCAGCAGCAACTGAGGTGGACATTTCTTTTAACTTGTCGGATAATTTATATTTGTACCCCATTTGCTTTTTTAATTTCCTGAACTAGTTCATAGTATTGCATCAAATCTACTAAGTGATCGTCATTAACTTTAGATATTTTATCTAGTTCAACTAGTTGCTTAGATATTTCTCCAACCTTAATTTTAGTAGCTGGGTCTTGGATGGTTTTGATGCTTTTGCTTAAATGTTCTTTTAGTTCAACAATTTTAGCATTATAGAAATTTCTTAACTCAGGGGTTGAGTCTACAGAATTAATAAATTCTTTAAGAATTTGTTTCTGTTCAGGAGATATAGAATCGTATTTTTCGTTAAATTTTTCTAAAAGAACTCTATATGTAAGAATCCTTAAATCCTTATCGTATGCTTGGAATTCTTTTAGTATGTCCTCTTCTACATTGTCAGAATTTACATCTTGTTTAGTCAAGAATTCTAATAATACAACTTTGCAATCTACCATTTGAGATGGTGCTACAAAAGTAGAGGAATTGTAACCTTCAATCAAAGTATAGATAGAGGCTAGTTCTTTGTAGTTTTTAATTTTAATACCAAAGAAAGTATCAAGATTGTAATTATCTTTTATTTCTTTAATTATATTATATTTTTGTCGCTTTAACGAGGATTTATTCAAATTAACAGATGACTCTAAAATAGTACTGATGACGGTATTAGCTCTTCCTTCATTTAATACTTGGGATTTTAAAATGGATTCATATAATCTATATTCTTTTCCTAATTCACTCTTGACAAAATATTTTTTCATGATGTCAATAGCGGGGGAATCCACTCCCCTCAATGTGTCTATTGTCACCTGTCTTACCAACAGTTCAAATAAAATGCCAGTATTACGGAATTTGCTATGCTTGATTCTCATCAAAGGAATGTATTTGTTTATAAATATTAAGGAAATTTTACTCTTTCAATTGTTTTTCATCTAGCAACGAAGTATCGTCTTTGTCTTGCTCAAATATCAGTTTTTTCCTGTCCATTTTGGAAAAAATATCCCTATTTTTTAAGAAAGCAACTTGGGCATTTTCAAGAGCCATACCACTTTTGTTAGTATCTGTGCGGCTATCAGATGAATCATTTTTATCAGTATCTTTCATTCTCTTAACACCCAAACGATCTTTTCCAAAATTGTTATCTTGTTTCCCAATGTTAGAGATAGAATCTTTTGGTCTACCTAATGGTTTATCTTCATCATATCCATTTGGGACATTTCTAGGATTAGAATCATTTCTACCTTTACCATATAGTGAGGCTAGATCATGTGGAGTACCATAAGATTTACCACTTTCTACTGGATCATTTCCTTCATTTTCAATTTGAGTAATTCGGAATTGACGTTTAGCATCTTCTCTAATTAGATCTCTATATTCATCGTACTGGTCTTCAGATAAATGGAATATGTTATCATAAATCCAATCTGTAGGTAGTAGTTTTTGGTCTAGTAATGATTGAGCTAACTCAGCTTTTGATTTCATTAACTGAATTTTCTCTTGTTCAAATATAATAGAAGGAGTTTGCATAGACAATTCAAAGTTTGTCAACGCTTCATCTCTATATCCTTGAGAGTATAAGTGTACTAGAGCAATTTTATTAAGTTCTGACACTAGAATACGTTGGATACGATCAATTGTACGAGCAAATCTAATATCTTCAGCGGCTAATGTTGCTTTACCTTCTATATTTTCGTCATATCCTAAAAATGCTTTAGGTACTTTAAGTGCGGCAAATAGTTTATCTCTTAAATATACAACGTCTTGAATACCATCATAATCTAAACCTTTAGTAGTATCAATTTTAGTTGTTGTATCATTTCCACGAATTGGGATATAAAAATCCTCCATCATGTTTTGCATATTATATTTCAAATTATAGTCTCCAGTTTTGTTATCAACATATGGAGTGCGTTTCATGTTTGAAATAGTTTTTTGCATGAATGCATCTACCTCATTTGGTGGAATAGAACCTACATTTACATAAAATATACGTTTTTCTGGGGCACGAGCGATTCTATGTATTAACATAGCATCTTCCATTAAAGTATATTGTTTAAATAGTTTACGAGCTGGTTCAATATATGAACGGCCATATGGTAGATAGTTGGTATCTCCAATTAGTCTAAAGTGAGCCATCTCATAATTATCAAACATTATACCCCCGGTTTGATCATTACCATCTCCCGTAACAGCGTATAGTCCACTGTTGGCGTTAACTAAACCACTAGGATTGTATCTAAATTTAACTTCAGATGGATTTTCACGGTTAAATCCTTCTAATCTTTCAATGTGGAACGCGGTATAGGGTATTACATTGTACACACCATATTTTTCGGCTATTTCTAGTTTTAAGAAAAAGTCACCATACTTGGACATTTGTCTAACCCAAGCCCATAAATTGAATTCTATGTTTAAAACATCATAGAATAAGTTGTATAGGATTTTTTGTATATTTTCGTTGGAAGAGCGAATAGATAATACTTCGCCCATATCATTTTTCAAAGTACACTCATCAGCTATAATGTCTAAAGCAGAAGCTATAATAGCATCTTGATCCATTACATCATATTCTGAATATAATTGAGGTCTTAAATACTTGTAGTTAAAGTTAAATTGTGAACCATAGAGGGAGCTAGGATTTGTAGAATAGATTCTACTATATCTATCCATAAGAGAATTTGTTTGAATTGCTCCATTGGATTGGATTTGATTAGTATCCATTACAGTAATTTGATTGCCCCCAACATTTCGGATGATTACATCTGTTGAAAATAATCTTTGTAATCTACTAAATAAGCCTGTATTTGCCATATTGTTTATTATTGTTATAAATATTGTTAAAGTAACCAGCTTATATCTTCTTTCCCACCATACGGGTTATCAATTTGATA